TCTTCGTGAAAATAGAAGATATACTATGAGAGATATTGGTGGAATTGAAAATAGAGTTACTAACCTTGAAAGAGTTACTTCATTATCATTACTAGAATTAAGTACTAAAACCCTGGAAATTCAAGATTCTGAAGGTTTTAATAGATTTAAGACAGGATTTTTTGTAGACGATTTTAAGAGTTTAGATAGATCAAATCTTGGATATACTCTAGCAGAAATTGATGACACTGATTTAGATGCTGGTCTAGGTCCAACAATTTCAAGAAATAGTATTGAAAATTACTTAGTTCCTGCAGAAAACATTATTGATGAACAACTTGATCTTTCTGTAGATTATGATCTTTTTGATCCTAACGTAGTTAAACGTGGTGATACTGTAATGTTAAATTACTCCACTAAAAAGTGGATTGAGCAACCTCTTGCAACGCAAGTAGAGAATGTAAACCCATTCCATGTTGTTGTATACAGAGGAACAATTGAACTAACTCCTTCAAGAGACACTTGGACAAGGACTGTTGAACTTCCAGACATAGTAACAAATCAAACCCAAAGATTTACTATTAATGAAGAAGAAACTGTAAGGGGTAGAGATATTGTAACTAGAACAGCGAACGTGAGATTGAGAGGTCGAAGAACAGTTACTGGAAGACAAGTTACAACTACAGTATCAAATCAGATAACAGGAGATCAAACAGTTACATTAAGATCCAGAGTACTGGTAGATAGTCAATCAGAAAGATTTATGAGATCCAGAAATACTGGATTTGCAGTATCTAATCTGAAACCATATACAAGATACTATCAATTCTTAGATGGAAATTCTAAGGTAGATTTTATTCCTAAACTTTTGGAAATATCGCCAAATAGTTCTTTAACTAATTTTGGTTCTACTTCTTCATTTAATATCGGAGAAACTGCAATTGGTTATTTTGGTGGTAAGAAAATTATAGAGTTTAGAGTAGCATCTCCTAACCATAAAACTGGAAGGTATGATAGTCCGAGTACAACATTTAACGTAAATCCTTACGAAAGAGGTACTACAATATCTTCAAACTATAGCAATACTTCTAAAGTATTAAATGTTGATATCAATTCTCTTTGCCGCCAAGCACAAGGTCTTTATTCTGGTTATGTCCAAAAAGGAATGAAGATTGTGGGACAAAATAGTGGTGCAGTAGCATATTTGAAAGATATACGATTGATTACTGACAATTTTGGCGATTTATTTGGTTCTTTCTTCATCAGAAATCCACTAACAAATCCCGCACCTAATGTAAGAATTAATACAGGAACAAAAACATATCAACTTTCATCTAGTAGCACTAATGAATCTGGTATTCCTGGAAGTACTACTATTTCAAATGCAGAAACGACTTATACTTCTGAAGGAACTTTAAATCTGTTCCAAACAACTATTAATAATATAAGAACTCTTCAGAACACTAGAACCACTACAAACACAGTAAGAAGAAGAGTAACTGAATTCTATGATCCTCTTGCACAATCTTTTAGTGTAGGTGGAAGTGGTAGTGCAAATGATGATGAGCAAGGTGCTTATCTGAGTGGTGTTGATGTTTATTTTGCTTCTAAAGATTCCGGAACTAATCCAGTAACCATAGAAGTAAGAACTGTAGAACTTGGAACTCCTACAAGAGAAATTCTTGGAGTTCCTGTTGTTCTTCGTCCAGATCAAATACAAACATCAGATACTGGATCTATCCCAACTCATGTAGATTTCCCATATCCAATTTATCTTGCACCTGCACAAGAATATGCAATTGTTCTTGTAGCACCAGAAACTACTGGGTATGAAGTATTCATTGCAGAGATGGGTCAAAAAACTTTGCAAACAAGTAATCTTCCAGATTCTGAATCTGTTCTTTATACTCAACAGTTTGCTTTAGGAAGTTTGTTTAAGTCGCAAAATGGTTCTATTTGGACGGCAAATCAATATCAAGATATGAAATTCACACTTTATCGTTGTGAATTTACTCCTAACCAAATAGCAACTGCATGGTTCTATAATCCAACACTTGATGATAGTAATGGATATATCCCAATTCTTCAAGAAAATCCAATCACGGTTATTCCAAGAAGAATAAAGGTTGGAATTACGACAACTAATGATCCAGGAAATATTTCTATACTTACTGTTGGAAGACGGGTAGGTGAAAATGCTAAACCATATGTCTATGGTACTATTATTCAAACTGGAGGACCAGCATCATCTGCTAGTGTTGCTACAGAAGGAGCAGGAACTGGATATGTAACTTCTACTAATGTACCAACTTTTAGTATTGTAGGAGAAGGTTCTGGATTAACACTCGACATTACTGCAAATAGTGAAGGTCAAATAACATCCATATCCATTGATGAACCAGGAAATGGGTATGAAGCTGGAAATATAGTAGGTATTGTTACTTCTGCACTAAGTCCAACAACTGGAAAAGGTGCGCGTATTTCTATTAATACTGTAAATGAACTTGATACTCTATTCTTGACGGATGTTCAGGGTGATTCATTCACTAATGATGGATCATCTATACTAACATATTTCAATGGAGTGACTTCAATTGTAGTTCCTGGAATTAATATTATATCATCTACTACTATTTCTCCAATATTTGATGGAAAGCATATTTTTGTAAATCATTTTAATCATGGAATGTATTCCAATAACAATAGAGTTGAAATTTCTGGAGTATCTCCAACTCAAATACCTACAACTATTGATAATAGTATTTCTAATTCCGAATCTACAATTTCTGTTGCCAGCACAGTTGGATTTGATATTTTTGAAGGAATTCCAGTTAGCAGTACAAATCCTGGATACGCACTTATTGAAAATGAAATTATAAAATATGAATCTATTGGAAATGGAACAATAGAAACAGTTTCAAGATCTCAAGATCAAACTATTGCACTTCCTTATGATAGTGGAACTTCTATTCTTAAGTATGAAACTCAAGGAGTATCTTTGAGAAGAATTAATACTATTCATGACATTAGTGATACACGCTTAAATATTGATAGTTATTTCTTAGAAATTGATACATCAAGTAATGGTATTGATAGATCTGTAGATAGTAATTCATTAAGTTATCCATCTTTATCTTTTAGTGGTCTTTTAAATTGCGGTGGGTTTAATGTAAGAGCATCTGAAAATATACAGTATGATACTATTATCCCATTCTACAATATAGAAAATCCAACTGGCGCTACTAGCGTAACTGGTAAAATTAGAACCATTACTGGAACTAGTATCAGCGGTACGGAAATTTCTTTCAGAGATAATGGATATGAAGATATTCAATTGAATTCAATAAACAGATTAAATTCTACTAGAATAATTTGTTCTAGAGCAAATGAACAGTTCTTCTTATCTGATCTTCCAAGAAATAAATCTTTCACAACAGCACTATCTCTACAAACAACAGATAAGTATCTAAGTCCTCAAATTTTCTTGGATACATGCTTTACTGAACTCAGATCTTATAGAATTAATAAACCTGTTACTAATTACATTACAGATTCTTCAGCAAATAGTGTTAATGATGATAGTCATACTGGAACTTATGTTTCTAACACTATTAGATTGGCACAACCAGCAACGTCTTTAAAAGTAATTTTATCTGCATACAAACCTTCTGCAGCAGATTTTAGAGTTCTTTATAGTTTAATTAATACCGAATCTGGAGAACTCGGTGCTTATACATTATTCCCAGGTTACAATAATTTGACTTCAGACACAGATGGTGACGGTTATCTTGATGTAGTAGATCCATCTCAAAATAGTGGATTGCCAGATACAAAGGTTCCGGAAAGTAGAGATAGAGAATATCTTGATTATGAATTCTCTATCGGAGGACTTCCAGAATTCTCTGGATACAGAATTAAAATTGTAATGTCTTCTACAAACCAAGCAACTCCACCACAATTTAGAGATTTAAGAACGTTAGCAGTGAGATGATAAGAGTAGAAGGACACTCAAATTTGTTTAGAGATGAAGATACAGGCGCTATTGTCAATACTGATAATAACGCCTATAATCAGTATTTAAATAGTTTAGATAGCAGAGAAAGACAAAAGCAAGAAATTGCTAATCTTAAATCTGAAATTGACGAAATTAAATCTTTATTGAAGGAGTTTTTAAATGGATCCAGATAGCATATCATTAGAATCATTTGCTAAGAGTTTTGAGTTTGAAAAAACTGCAAGATTAATTGATTCTTTCGAAGGAGATCAGGAATTGAAGAAAATAACTAAATATTTTTGTAAGATATATCTTAAGCAACAAGAGGTTGTTAAAACTTTGATGCAAGAAGATATTATGAAAGGTCTTTAATCTTATAAGGAGCATTCATGGCAAAACCTACAAATAGACAAGAGTTAATAGATTATTGTTTAAGACAACTGGGTGCTCCTGTCCTAGAAATTAATGTCGCGGAAGAACAGGTAGATGATATTGTAGATGATTGTATTCAATTTTTTCAAGAACGTCATTTTGATGGCGTCACTCAAACTTTTTTAAAATATCAAGTAACTCAAGAAGATATTGACAGAGGTAAAGCAAGTAAAGGAACAGGACCTGGAGTAGAGTCCACTTCCGTAAATGCTAATGTCGGAACTGCAACTACATTTACATATACCGAAACTGCAAATTATCTACCAATACCCGACCATATTATTGGTGTTAATCAAATTATGCAGTTTGAGGGATCAAATAGCATATCAAGTGGGATGTTTAGTATTAAATATCAATTATTTTTAAATGATATCTATTATTGGGGTTCTACCGAACTTTTAACCTATGCGATGGTTAAAACTTATCTATCCGATATTGACTTCTTACTCACCACTAAAAAAAATATAAGATTTAATAAGAGATCTAATAGATTATATCTAGATATTGATTGGAATTCTTTGAAGGCAGGTGAATATTTAATTATTGATTGTTACAGAGCACTGGACCCATCTAACTATACAGAAATTTGGAATGATTCTTTCCTTAAGAAGTATATTACTTCATCTATTAAAAAACAGTGGGGACAAAATCTAATAAAATTCCAAGGAGTAAAGCTTCCTGGAGGATTGGAATTTAATGGTAGACAACTTTATGATGATGGTGTTAGTGAAATTTCTGACTTGATGTCTAAGATGTCTAGCACTTACGAATTACCACCATTAGATATGATCGGTTAATCTCATGCCATTAAATCCATTTTTTCTTTCTGGTTCCAAAGGAGAACAAGGTCTTATACAAGATTTGATCAATGAACAGATCAAAATGTATGGGGTAGATGTTCATTACATACCTAGAAAATTTTTAACTAAGAATACTGTAATTAGAGAGGTGATTGAATCTCAATATGATTCGGCATTTCCAATTGAAGCATATATTTCTAATAGTTCGGGTTTTGGTGGGCAAGGAACTTTACTATCTAAGTTTGGTATAGCAGAAGTTGACGATCTCACTCTTGTCATTTCAAGAGAAGTTTTTGAATTGTACATGACTCCATTAATGAAAAATTTAGATGATATAGAACTTGCAACACGCCCAAAAGAAGGCGATTTAATATTTTTCCCTCTCGGAGATAGGTTGTTTGAAATTAAGTATGTTGAACATGAGCAACCATTCTACCAACTGAAGAAAAATTATGTTTATGAATTGAGGTGCGAACCATTCAGATATGGAAATGAAGTAATTGACACTAGTATTGATTCTATTGATAGGGCAGTAGAAGATGAAGGAGTTATTACATCATTAAGATTTGTTGGTGCGGGGAGAACTGCTACGGCATTGGTAATTTTGGGGAAACAATATGTCAATGAGGTATTCTTGAATAATGATGGATATGGTTATGTTTCTCCACCTAATGTAACTTTTAGTTCTCCTACTGCATCTGGAGGATTTACTGCAAGAGGATTTGCACTAACTACAAGCACAGGAAGTGTTTCGTCAGTATATGATATTGTTCTAATAAGTGCGGGTGCTGGATACTCAACTCCACCGACAATAACAATTAGTGGTGGAGGAGGAACAGGTGCTGCAGCAACTGCTTCTGTAGTTGGATCTGGTGTTACCGGAATTATTGGTTTCCAAATGATTGATAGGGGTGAAGGATATATTAATGATGAAAATGTTACCGTAACTGTAACTGATCCTAATGACATACATCTTGCTCCAGGTGCAGGAGTAACTGCTGTTGGTATAGCATCAGTTAAGGATGGTAAAGTAGTTTCTATAAATATTGTTAACAGTGGTATCGGATATACCGGAGTAGGTATTCCAACAGATATCGGTGTAACTATATCTTCGCCAAGGTATGCTGGATTTGGAACATTCATGTTTAATGAAATAGTGACAGGACAAACATCTGGTGTTGAAGCACGGGTTAAATCCTGGGACTCTCCTAATAGAATCCTTAAAGTATCTAACGTCAGTTCTAATGTTCAGAATGTCCTCTTCTATCCTGGAGAGATAGTTGTTGGATCTTCTTCTTCTGCATATTATAAACTTGAAGAATATGATTCGGAAGATATTGGTGATCCATATGCGGAAAATGAAGAGATTGAAATTGCAGCAGATGCAATTCTCGATTTTAGTGAATCAAATCCATTCGGTAACTACTAATGTTAGGAACATATTACTACCATGAAGTGATAAGAAGGACTACTATTGCCTTTGCTACTTTATTCAATGATATTCATATTAGACATAGAAAAAAAGGATCGAATAATCTTGTAGATATTAAAGTTCCTTTAAGTTATGGTCCAACTCAAAAGTTTCTTGCTCGTCTTAATCAACAACCGTCTTTAGAGAGACCGGTGCAGAAAGTTTTGCCTAGAATGTCATTTGAAATGACTAATATTCAATATGATCCTAGCAGAAAAACGTCTATTACTCAAACTTTTAAGGCATGTGATGATGGAGGGCAAATAAAGAAAGTATTTCTACCTGTGCCTTATAATATTGGGTTTCAACTTAGTATGATGAGTAAAATTGAAGAAGATACTCATCAAGTAGTAGAACAAATACTACCATTTTTTCAACCTGCTTTTAATTTAACAGTAGATCTAATAGATTCTATTGGAGAGAAGAGAGATGTTCCTGTAATTTTAGATAGTGTAAGTTTTACAGATGATTATGAAGGAGATTTTTCTAGTAGAAGAGTTCTGATATATACTTTTAATTTTACAGTAAAAACATACTTGTTTGGTCCTATTTCTGATAGTACAGATGGACTAATCAGGAAGGTTCAAGTTGATATGTACTCTAATACTGATATACAAGTTGCTAGAAGAGAACTTAGATATACAGTAACTCCTGATCCAATTGATGCAGAACCTACAGATAATTATGGATATAATGAATCTATAGAGGATTTATTTGACGCATTAGAATATAGTCCAACTCAACAAACTGACATTCCATAACTATGAAAAATATTAATGATAATGATCATATATCTATTGATGTAGATGTTACAGAATCATCGATTGTTAAAGATGAAAAACCTACAGATATTAGAAAGGATTACGAGTACACTCGCGCAAATCTCTATTCTTTAATTGAAAAAGGACAAGAGGCAATAAATGGAATTATGGAACTAGCTGGGGAAGGTGGAAGTCCCAGAGCATATGAAGTTGCTGGGCAATTGATTAAGAGTGTAGCAGATACCACTGACAAATTAATTGATTTGCAACAAAAATTAAAGGACGTTGAAGAAGATACTGTTAAAAATACTACTAATGTAAATAACACTGCATTTATCTTTGAAGGTTCTACAAATGAACTTTCAAAATTACTAAAGCAAGGTTTTCTAAATAATAAAGAGTAATCTCTCATTACTAATGCTGAACGAAGAAGCATGTCCTATATGTGGATATTTGCCCTGTCAATGTCTTGAAGGTACTATTACCGAAAAGCGTGATGGTAAAGGTGCAAAATCTAAAGGTTATTCACTCCGTGATTGGTTCAAAGGTGGTGGATGGGTTCAAGCTGGTGGTAAGTACGATGGGAAACCATGTGCTAAGCAACCAGGACAAAAGACCAAACCATTCTGCCGTGATGCAGATGATCGTGCTGCAATGAGTAAGATTGAAAGAAACAAAAGAGCTGCTAAAAAACGCAAAGAAGACCCAAATCCTAATAGAAAAGGAAGAGCAAAAATGGTGACTGCATCGTATTCAAACTGGAGAGAAGATTTAGAACAACTTGACGAATTTTTATTTGGACCAACAAATGTAACTCCAAAAGATAGTCCCACTGGAACAAAATCTGTTAAAGTTGGTAAAAAATATCCTGCCAGATTAAACAGTAGACCTGTTGATGTTACTTACGATAAAAAAGGAAATAAAAAAGTAACTC